CAACAGAACGTCGCCTCTGCAACTCGCTCCGGATCATCTGGGCGCAAAACAGTACGGTTATCTCCAAGTGAAGTTACAATAGCGAACAAGCTTGGCGTTCCTCTGGATCAGTACGCAAAATATAAACGCTAGGAAAGATTATGACACAAGAAGACCTTGATCGAACCCCTCGCGCCTCTAAGACTCGAACGGCAAAACCCCGAAGACAACCTTGGAGACCCCCATCCGTATTGGATGCACCCGACCCGCCAGAAGGCTATGTACACAGGTGGATTAGAGCCGAGATTAGGGGCTTTGACGACCGAAAGAATATTTCCGCTCGAATGAGAGAAGGGTGGGAGTTGGTCCGAAAAGAGGAATACCCTGATTTTGAAGCCCCCACCGTTGATAGTGGACATTATGAAGGCATTTTTGGTGTGGGAGGCTTGCTGTTGGCTCGAATTCCTCTAGAAATCGTTGCCGAGCGCAAATCATACTTCAATCAGATGAGTTCTGATGCAATGACTGCGGTTGACAATGATCTTATGAAAGAGACTCAGCATCATTCGATGGCGATTCAGAAGCCTGAACGACAATCGCGAGTTACATTTGGAGGCCCTAAACGAAGTGACGGGTAGGGCTTATTGTTTTCACCCCTTTTGCTTTGAGGAGCATTAGAAATGGCTAACACTAACGGAAGCTTTGGCCTCCGTCCGCTTAATAAACTAGGCGGCGGAGCCAATTCCACGGGGCTTACTGGGTATACTCAGTATGAAATTGCTTCAGATAACACGGGCAAACTCTACCACGGGCAGATCGTTGTACCCCTCGCTTCGGGATATATCGACCATACATCTAATGCCGCTGGTGGAACTGTTAGTGCTCTGGGCGTATTTCAAGGTTGTGAGTATGTTTCCAGCACCACCGGTAAACCCACCTGGAGTAACTACTGGCCCGGATCGGGAGCGGATAGTAACCACCCCGTAAAGGCCTTTGTTAATGACGACCCAAGTCAGTTATATGTAATTGCAACTGACGCTACGTGGACAAGCAAAGCAACGGCACGCGCAAGTGTGTTTTTGAATGCAAGTACTTCCACGGGAATTACGGGCACGGACACTTCGGGCCTTTCCTTGGCTCGTTTGGCTATTAGTACCCTGGCGACAACCAACAGCTTGACGCTTCGAGTCATGGGTTGGGTTGAGGATCCTCTCAACGAGGATTTTGCAGCCGCAGGGATTGGCGCAATCGTTCGGTTAAACAACTCCTTCAATGCGCCTACGGGCTCCATTGCTGCGGGTACTGTTTCGACCACTGGCGTATAGGAGGGTTTAGAAAATGGCTATTAGTAGAGCACAACTCGTAAAGGAGTTGGAACCCGGCCTGAACGCATTGTTTGGAATGGAATACGACCAGTATGACCGAGAGCATGAAGAAATCTTTTCCATGGAAAGCTCAGACCGAGCTTTTGAAGAAGAGGTTATGCTGTCCGGTTTTGGTGGCGCTCCCACTAAATCGGAAGGAAGTGCAGTCTCTTTTGATGACGCGCAAGAAGCTTATACAGCGCGTTATACGATGGAAACGATTGCCCTGGCCTTCTCGATTACGGAGGAAGCCGTCGAAGATAACCTGTATGACCGGCTCGCTGGTCGTTACACAAAGGCCCTCGCACGTAGCATGAGCCAGACGAAGCAGGTTAAGGCCGCAGCGGTCCTTAACAATGCTTTTGACAGCACATATACGGGCGGTGATGGGATTGAGCTTTGTGCTACGGACCATCCGTTGGTTACGGGAAACACGTTCCGTAACGAACTCGCCACGGCGGCAGATCTTAACGAGACAAGCCTTGAGCAGTCTCTGATTGATATTGCTAGCTTTGTCGATGAGCGCGGTCTTAAGGTTGCTGTTCGCGGTATGAAATTGATTGTTCCAAAAGAGCTTCAATTCACGGCGGACCGTCTTCTTGAGTCTACTCTTCGTCCAGGTACGGCGGATAACGACATCAACGCCATTCGGAACATGGGTATGCTTCCGGAAGGTTATGCCGTTAACCACTTTATCAACGACACGGATGCGTTTTTCATTATGACGGATGCGCCCAACGGTTTGAAAGGTTTCAACCGGACGGCAGTTCGTACTTCCATGGAAGGCGATTTCGACACCGGCAACGTGCGGTACAAGGCTCGCGAACGCTATGCGTTTGGCTGGTCCGACCCTCGCGGCATCTTCGGTTCACCCGGAGCGGCGTAAGAAAAAGGGGGAGGGGAGACTCTCCCCCACTTTCTGGGAATTACACCACCCTAGCGACTGTCCCAGCAGACGTTTACGAAGACTCTAGGGTGTATCTCTCGTAAGGAGAAATCAGATGGCTAACACGACTTTTAACGGCCCCGTTCGTTCGGAAAACGGTTTTAATGACATTTCTGTTGCTGACGGAACCGGCGCTGTAACAACCAACAGCACCTTCAGCAACAACACTTCGATTGGCGGTACTCTTTCTGTAACGGGTGCAATTTCTGGTACGTCAACAATTACTGCCAGACGCCCTGTTAACACAGATTTTAACGCGGCATCGGCAAAAACAGAAACCTTGACGGCGGCTCAATCAGGCACTTTATTTTTAATAAACGGCGCGGCAGCAAATATCGTCAACCTTCCTGCATTGTCCACAGGCAACGTAGGTGTGACGTATGAGTTTCAACTTACCGTAGCTGTTGGTGGAAGTGTAACAACCACATTCGTACTGCCGGGTAGCGCGGTGTCTAATTTCCAAGGCATGATGTCGCTTGTGGCAGGTACTGCGGCTAATGCTATTAGCGATGTTGCAGGCGATACATTGACGTTGCCAAACTCAACAGTAGCTAATGCACGCATCTCGATGACATGCGTTGTTGATGACGGAACTAACTCCACTTGGATGGCAACAGCCCTATCCACTCCTATTGCTACAATAACTTAATTTATAAGACGGGGGTTTAATCACCCCCGTCCTATTATAAGGAGACTATAATGGCTGATGCTGTAACTGCTACAACAGTACAAGACGGGCCTAAGAAAGCCGTTATATACTGTACAAATACAAGTGATGGGTCGGGTGAGGCCGCTGTTGTCAAGGTGGACGTTTCCGCGCTTGCGTCTTTACAGGATGGGACGGCTTGTACCGGTGTACGCATTCAGAAAGTTACGTTTAGCAACGTTGGCATGAGTGTCAAACTTCTTTGGGATGCATCTACGGATGTTATAGCCGTGGAGCTACCGGCGGACTATTCAGATACCTTGGATTACTCGGACATGAGCGGTCTTCCTAATGTGGCGGCTTCTGGCGGCAACACTGGGGATATCCAGCTTACTACGCTGGGTCATAGTAGCGGCGACACGTACTCAATAGTCTTACACTGTCTTAAAGATTATTCTTAGGGGTCTGGTGTAACAGGAAAGGTTTCTCTTATTATGACTGTTTCCGGGGCTAAAGACTTTGAGCCTAATGTAGCGGATTACGTTGAGGAAGCTTTTGAGCGGTGTGGGCTAGAGTTTCGGACTGGGTACGACGCTGTTACCGCACGCCGGTCTATGAATTTTCTGTTCGCGGACTGGGCTAATCGTGGACTGAACCGATGGACCATAGAGCAGGTCAGCCAGACCATGGTATCTGGAATTTCCCAGTACCCTGTCGGAACCATTACGGCCACCGTTGGAGCGTCTACCAACCTTGTTATAGGTAACACCATTACAGGGGCCCTTAGTGGTGCGACTGCTGTGGTGTTAACCAAGCCAAGTTCCACCACCATAACCTTAAGCATACCCACGGGGACGTTTACGTCAGGCGAAACCATATCAAGTACGGCTAGCGATGAATCTGGTGTTAGCACTACGATTACCGCAAACCCCAGTATAAGCGACGTTCAAGCCACTGTAGACATATTATCTGCCGTGATACGACGGGATGACGCCGATATCTCCGTTAGCCGGATTAGCCGCGACGACTATTTGAGTATAGCAACCAAGTCCACTACCGGGAGACCCACTCAGTTCTACGTTGACCGACTTATAAAACCCGTTGTTAAGGTGTGGCCTACTCCTGAAAACAGCACCGACGTCATTATATACGACCGGCTTGTACGAATAGATGATGCGGGTGCATCTATTAACACCGTTGAAATACCCTTCCGGTTCTATCCGTGTCTGGCAGCCGGTCTTGCGTACTATCTCTCCTTGAAACGCGCCCCCGACCGGGTGCAGATGTTGAAATCTGTGTACGAAGAGGAGTTTCAAAGGGCTGCGGAAGAAGACCGGGACCGCGCAAGCTTTAGCATTGTGCCGTCCTACAGTTATCTGAGTGCTTCGTAATGGCTCGGTATGCTTCAAATAAACACGCTTTAGGTATCTCCGACCGGTCGGGTGCTGCGTACAAATTACGCGACATGCGGAAAGAGTGGACGGGAATGCTTGTCGGCAAAGACGAGTGGGAGCCGAAGCAACCCCAGTTGATGGTTGTTAAGACACCCGCAGACCCGCAAGCCTTGCGGGATGCAAGACCAGATAGGACGGAGCCCGCAGTTGAGGTCTTGCTTAAGTTTAATGCCTTTAAGTCTTCTGGAAGTGGCTCCTCTATAATAACAGTAACGGAGCCCGGACACGGACGGAGCACTGGGGATATAGTTCGTTTTAGAGCGGTAGAAGCTTTTGATGGTTTTACGGAAGCCTCTATTGAGTCCTCTAGCGGGTACTCCATTACGGTTATTGCCGGAACCGTTGCGACGGATAATGAGTCGTACTACTATACATTTTCTCCTAGCAGTGGAACCGCCAACGTGGGTAGCGTTTCCGGAGGGGGCGGCGTCTCCACTGCGGGTCCAGTAAGTCTGATAGATTGAGTTTTTAAAATGGCTTATACATTTACAACCCTTAAAACTGCGATACAGGATTACGTGCAAAGCACGGAAACGACCTTTGTTAACCAGCTTCCCCGCTTTATCCTGAATGCCGAAGAGCGCATTCTGAAGGAGTGCCAGCTAGATGTGTTTAGAGCGTCTTCCCAGGGGACGGCTTCTTCCGGCAATTCCTTTCTTTCTAAGCCCAGCGACTTTCTTTCTCAGAACTCCTTAAGTGTAATAAAGGACTCCGCCAAGGAGTTTTTATTGTACAAGCAGGCTACGATGCTACAGGATTTCACACCAAATCCTGCAACAACTGGAACCCCTTTGTATTATGCGGATTGGGATGAGGCCACGTTTTTACTGGCACCTACCCCTGACACAGCTTTTACAATGGAACTTCATTATTTCTACCGTCCTCAATCAATTACAGTATCTGTGGGTGGTACTAGCTGGTTGGGAGACAATGCAGAACTGGCCTTGTTGTATGGAGCCCTTGTTGAGGCTTATACGTTTTTAAAAGGCGAGCCAGACCTTCTAGGGTTATATAACCAGCGTTTTCAGGAGTCGTTGCAATGGTTGAAGAACTTAGGTGAGGGTCTTCAAACAAGAGATCAATACAGGTATGACCGGGTCCGCAGAGAGGCCCAATGATGCGCGACGGGTTTTCTACAGCGGCTGTTGGTAACGCTCTAGTGTTTACATCTGATAATGGGGGTCATACTCCAGAACAGATGGCGGAGATGGCTCTGAACAAGATAATGATTGTTTCAAGCAGCGCCCCACCCGCGATACGCGATCAGGCTCTTGAGTATAGAGAAAAACTAAAAGAAGTGCTAGTGTTCTACATGAACAAGATGGCCGAGAACGAGAGAACCACAATATTGGCCTTGCTAAATCAACAAGGCCACAGTGATATGGCTGAGATTATAAGGAGATTGTAATGGCTATTGGGACTTCAGCAATTTGTGGGACTTACAAGCGCGAGATAAACGCGGGCATCCATTTCTGGACATCGCATTCTCGTGGTGATGGGTCCTCTATTGCGGCAGACACGTTTAAGCTGGCTATGTTTACAAACAGCGCCTCGATAGATGCGGACACAACAGGTTATACTACGGGAAATGAAGTTAGCGGCACTAATTACTCAGCAGGTGGTGCTGCGATTTCCAGCGCGACAATCGGACTTGCCGACAACAGTAGTTCTGTTCCTACAGCGTTTATCGATATGGCAGATGTGACGTTTTCTTCGGCGACGATCACGAATGCCAGGGGTGCCCTGATTTATAACTCCACGTTGGCGAACGCGGGTACTGCGGGTGATACGACACACGCGGCTAAACCAGCAGTTTGCGTTATTAACTTTGGAGGTGATAGTTCATCAAGTGCAGGTAACTTTACCGTCACCATGCCTGCAAATGATGCGAATAATGCCTTGATCCGGATTGCGTAATGGCTTTAATCACCGGCTGGGACAGAGGGACTTGGAATTCAGGAGCGTGGAATACCCCGCTCACTGTTGAGGTCACTGGAGTTTCAGCCGCTACCGCAGCGGGAAGCGTCCGAATTGACTTAGGTATTCTAGCGGCAGGGGTTTCAGCCGCTACCGCAGCGGGAAGTGTTAGGGTTGATATAGAGCCTTCTGTTACGGGGGTTTCAGCCGCCACCGCAGCGGGAAGTGTAACAGTATCAGGGCTGGCGAATGTAACGCTTACGGGGGTCTCAGCCGCCACCGCAGCGGGTAGTGTTAGGATTGATGTAGAGCCTTCCGTAACAGGGGTTCAGGCTGCTGCGGAGATAGGTGGGGTTTCAATTTGGACGGAGATTGCCCCAGGTCAGACGGCGGGTTGGAACCCAATAACGCAGACACAAGACCCTGTTTGGAACCCAATAACGCAGACACAAGACCCTGTTTGGACGAAAATAGCGGCATAGGAACGATACAATGGCATCGACATTTACAACAGGTTTTGGCATAGAAAAGATCGGTTCTGGTGAACAGTCCGGTGCTTGGGGCAC